GTTGCTACTAGACGCGACCAGATTTGTCAAGCAATGCTGGTACATAACATAACCATCCCATAGTCCCCCTTCCAACACACCACGCCTTACGGCTTGGGTGCCAGGGTCACGCCACACGCTATGATGTTGTCACTGTCTGCGTGGACGCGCGGGAGAGGGGGGACTCCAGTACCGAATATGGGGGGCAAATCCCACGCGGCGGTTAACCCGCGCTCGATACGGCCTTCACCTCACGACCGCTCCTTCTCGGTGCGAGCAGGCTGCGCCCTACGTGCGCTCATCACGTAGGGGTCAAGAATAAGCCAGACTTCTTCGGGTGTCTCCCTTCAGCACCCGGGACTAGGAGAGGAGGGCGGAACAACCCCTAGTTTGAAAATTTAGTCCTACGCCATCTCCCCCGAGGCATTTCCTCCTCGAGGCCTGGGACTTTAGCCAAAATGGCTGTTAATTACGGCAGCACTAATTAAGCATGACTACGCGCTAGCTGCGCCACGTCTGGGGGAGGCTCGCTCGGAACCCCTCCCAGTCGTACAATAAGTCGTAATCCCACATGCGGAGACTGAACTGTGACAATTCTTCTTCGGTGCATTTAAACCCGACCATCTCAAGCCTCTTGATCTCGCTCGTGTCGAAATCCAAAGCGGCTCCATTCTGGTTGATGATCTGTGCCACAATGTCCCCCTCGCGGAATTCCGCGTCACCCCCACAAGTTCTCATTATTAGGTCGTGGTCGACCTCGGTTTTGCCAGGGAGGCTGTCGTAGAAGCGCAGATACTTGGTCGAAATCGTGGGGCTCAACCCAGCGAATTCGTAAGCCCTGGCCAGACTAGCCGCCTTGGATATTGACATGCAACCCACCTTGTCGTCGTTGTTGAAATACTCGATCATGGTGGCACTGCACGACACTCCTGAGCGCCCAAGACAACGGCCGATCTCTGGCATCATCACACCGGTGGGCCCGTTCGCATCGAGCGCCATGTAGTATCCGGTGAAAAGTGCACGGTCCGTCCTGAGGAAAATCTCCATATTGAATCCGAGACGCGTCCACATCTGCGTGATCGCCACGTAAATCTCGGTTCCCTCCTCGATCTTGGGCGTGGTCGACGATATGCTGTCGTCGCCTTCATACGCCTCCGCCAGCCACCTGTATGTCCCCGCATGGTCTTTTCCATACCTCACGTCGGGGTCCAGGAACATCTCCGGCTGCTCGAAAATCGCCGCGTTCCAAACTACCTTATTGTCCCACCAGTTAAGGCAGGACGTCCCCCTGTGCCCACTCCGACGGATTGCGTCTATGATGAACTTTCGGAACTGCTTGTTCTTCTTGAAAGCCATTGCGAGCTTCTCTAAGCCGCAGACGCTAGTGTGGGCGTTAACCCAACTCGCCGGATATATCATGTGGGTCTTAAGCACAGAAGCAATGTGCACGAGTATGGGATTCTCGGTGCACCCACGCAGGCTCGCGCTGCAGCAGGTGTCCCAAGCTTTCCCGTCTCCCTCGAACACAGAAGCCTCAGGCAGATAGGGTGCAAAAGGCGGCTTTGAACTGGCCTTCCCCTTGGTGCGATTGTACGCCGACTTGGGCACGCGCAACTCTGCAGCGACGCGCTCCATGGCCGGGCGTTTAGCCATGCCCTTGATGGTCTTCTTGGGCAAGTGTTGCTTGATCAGGTCTTCCATGCAACATACCGTGAGAAGTGCGAGCACCTGTCCCTCATCGCCGTCAGCAATGAGCATGCGTGGGGGCTTGCCCTCCACCATGGCCTCAAGCTTAATGTCGCATTTCAGCTTGAAGGACGGATCGATGCGTGTACACAACCCGACGACCGTGTCGTTCATCCGTTTCTCGGTCCACTTCCCTGACCTCATTTCGTAGAACACATGCTTTTCCCACCACGTTGTGATCCTGCGTGCACTGAACAACGCAAGACGTGGATTGTCACCCATTGCAGCACTCACGACGCGCCCGATAAGGCGTTTGTCTTCCTTGGTAGCCGTGAATGGCAGCTGCTTCATTGTGATGCGGTTCTTTATCGCACATTCGATGTTGTCCGCCTCCTTGGCGTAAACATTTGGGGCGTACGAGACTGGGAGAGAGACAACACCCACGATCTGCTTTGGGTTCTCAGGGTTCATGGACTGCCCGATGACGCCAATCCCTGCATCCTTCCTCAGAATGCGATCGTCGCGTAACGCCCGTATCATGGCATCGTCATCGTCCACTGACCCCAAGGGATGCTTGTCTTTGTTTCCCTCACCAATCTCGGTGAACCCTAGCGCGTTGCGCGCCGGTTCTTCCGAGTCCTCCGGTTCCTCCGCAGGTGGTGCGGAAGGCGTTGTGTCTTGTGGTTGTCCCTCCTGGGACTGCCCGCTCTCAGCGGGCTTTGACGCGTCGGCACCCTCCGGCAAAATGCTTTTAGGTCCGCTCGACTCACCCCCGGGTGCCCCGTTGCGCTTGCCGTGTTTAAGTTCTAGACGAACCATCTTATAATCTTCTGTTCCACAGCACATCGGCAACGGGATCCTCCACCATAGCAAAGCCAGGGTCGCGCGTCTCGTGCTCCATGTTCCATTGCACCGGTACTGGACTACTGCCCAGGGCCCCAGCGTACGCATGGTGACGTCATCTTCCGAATACGTCGGCCAAATAGTACATGCGTGCTGAAAGGTTATGGTGCTCATGATCTTGGACTTGCTCTCCGC